ACGTATAAGGTGGTACTCCGCCCGAAGCGGTAAGCGTCACCACGACGTTAGCCGACGCGCGGCAGTCTATATCACCGTCCGCCTCTAGGCTTATGTCTTCACAGCTAGTAGCTCCTCCGTCGAAGTTCTCCCAGCCATCAGGTACAAGTACGGGCATATTATGGTATTGTGGCCGCTTCTAGGCCAACGAATCCTATACAGTCGTTATTGATACTTAAGTCCGCGTCTACGATCGTCTCCGGCCCTATTACTACTACGTCGTTTACTAGCACGCTGTACTCTTCCGGATCTGAGGCGCTAGCTTCTATCTTGATAACGTCGCCGTTATTAAGAGTCGTGCTAATACTGTCAACGATTGTGTCAACGTCTGTCAAAGGTGCTGCGGCGAACCGTACTAAGGCTAGCTTGGTAGCTGTAGGGTGGTAGATTGCGACTAGCCCGGTAAAGGAGCCTCCAGTCGAAGCGGGATCAACCCGGATAGCCGGTCCGCCCGGTCCTTCGCCTCCTGCAAACTGTATCTCTGCCTCAGCAAACTGAGTAAGCGGACAGTCATGACCGCATTCGATCGACAAGAAAGAGTCGTTACCGTCACAGTCCGTAGGAAAGGTAACCGTCTCATTGCCTGACAAGGCTACACAACCCCGCTTCTTCTTGATCTTGTAGCGTTTAGCCGGGATAAAGTTCTGTAGGCTGGTAAAGCTGCCGAGCTTTAGCTTAGTAGGGTCTGCCTGTAGGTTAACGCCTACTAGCTTAGCCTCTTCAGTATCCTTACGGTTTCTTAGCATGGGTCTGGAACTGTGGGCGTAATAGCGTCGGTAGACAGAGCTGACACGCCGCGCTTCTTCTTGATTGAAAACACGTCCGCCCCTACGAAGTTCTGTAGGAGAGTAAAAGAGCCTAGCTCCAAGTCCGTGGGCTCGTCTGTTAAGTTGACACCTTTGAGCTTAGTTGCTTCTTCGTGCTTGCGGTTTCGTAGTGCCATTCTCAGCCGCCGCCATATATAACTACACCGATCGCCTGTGTCTGCGCTGCGGCTGCCCTAGCCCATACCTTGTCCCCGCTGCTAGTAGGGTAGGCTATGAGCGGGGACACTGCTCCTAGTGTTTCGCTCGAAGCGCCGTCACCCCAAACAAACCCCATTGAAGTTACCGCGCCAGAGTTGGGGCCTACGCCTATCTCTATATGATATGTGTTAGCTAGTATGCTGGTACTCAGAAGATCAATCCCACAGGTAAACAGGTTATGATTAGCTGAAGTAGTGCCTATTTCCGTCCAGGTTCCAAAAGTACCAGCCCCCGGCGGCACTGACGTGCCCGCGCTGGTTCCTGTGTTAGCACCATACGCAACCCAGTTGTTTTCAGTAATACCTACCCACCTAGCACGCTCCTCTGTATAAAGTATCAATGCGGCTGTGTCGTTCGATACCGAGGACTGAAGCCTAGCCTTGATCGCATTACCAGAAGGGATATTCAACCCTGGAAAGTAGAAGACCTTACCTACAGTTCCTATACCGCCAGTCACAGCAGCATAGCCTACGTTGATATTAGGAATTACAACCGTATCGCTCCCGCCATAAGCAATATCTAAGAGGATCTGAGTAGCAACGCCAGTTGACGCTACTGCGTGAGCTATTATCCACAGGCCATACACGTTGTTATTCGGCGTCAAGATAGTCGTATAGGCGCTCTTAGTATTGGTCCCTGCCGCGTTTGCGACAGCAGTCCCAGTACGCGCGTTAGCAGCAGCGTTAGTCTCCATCGCTCCGGCTGACTGTATAACAGCACGGCGTGTAACGGTAAACTGTTTAGTAAACCCCTGAGCCATTAGGTTATTTCCACACCGAAGATATTAAAGCTAAGCTGTGCCGCTGCCGCGTAGACCCTTATAACGTCTGTCGTCTCAAGCGTTACGCCTATGGTTGCTACGAAGGTATCGTTACCGGGGATTTCTACATCGTAATATAGGTACTGCTTATTATCGTTCGCTGCTCCCGCAACAGCTACCGAGATACGAAAAGAAGTCGGAGTACTGCTACGGTTAGCAACGGTTATGCTACTAACTACCGCGCTGGTCGCACCTGGAACGGTGTAACCATCTGTTAGCGTCGTTGCGCTAGGATTAACTTGTGCTAGGACTTTTGCTGCTTCAGCCATTAGGCACCCATCAATAAGAAATGTTTAAGGTAGCCTGAGTCTGCGCTACTGCTGCTGCCTGTGAGCGTAGTCTGTAGTTCCCCGCTAGAGTTGTAGAACTTCCAGGTACTTTCTCCGGGGGCTTTTGTCTTACCGTCTGAGCTAGAGAATCCCCAAGACATTAGAATAGTTCCTCGCCGTAAACCGTTATAGTAATAGCTGAGTTTGCGCTAGCCTTGCCATAGATAGTGTCGCCCGCCTCAAGGTACATAATGCCGTCAAACTCTCCCCAGCCTCCGGCTAGGATAGATACCGGGGGTAAGATCATGTTCCCGTCCGCGCTGCCGTCGTGCCACAAGGTAAGCTCGCGCGCTGAGCCACTGAAGTTGACTGCTCGTATGTGAACAACCTTAGTGCGCGTGCTGGTCGGGACTGTGTAGATTATCGCCGCTGAGTTAGTAAGCGTAGTCTGCGCTAGCTTCTTAGCCCCGGACGGTGCTGACTGAATGCTGGTAACCACCGGGCTTACGGCGCTAGTTGCACCATACACTATCAAGGTCTGCGCCGGCATGTTGTCTAGAACAATCGTCCGGTACGTCGCCGTAACTGTTGCCCCGGAGATAGCCGACACGTTGATAGCGAGTACGCTAGCTGGGATAGCGAACTGTACGCCGCTAGTGGCGGTAATAGTCGCTACCGGGATAAACAGAGCTTCGTCCTCGCTGTACTCAACTACGACCGTAGCCGTGCCTCCGGTGATGCTAATAGTTAGCACCGTCATAGACGGCACGTTAGGCAGTCTTACATAGTCTCGGCCTGTTGTAGTCCGGCCTCCTGCCGCTGTGAGTACTCCGGATTTAGGGATATTCGGCATTATCTAAAAGACCCTGGATTACCGAACCTAGAAGAGAGCCTAAGCTTCTGCGACTTGATAGGCTGGGTATTAAACTTGCGCTTATACGCGCGGATCATCTTCTCTAACCTACCGAGCTCGGCCGGGTATCGGTCGTCGTCTTCGTGCTGCAAGCCGTCGACAAAGATCGCTTGAATAAGGATCTGGTCGTTAGGAAAGACAGGGGTATAGATACCTGTATCTCGATCTGGCTTATAGCGGTAACGAATATGGTACGTATAGGCTTGGTTCGCTAGCGGATAAGGGCGCCATGTCATCGCGTTAAGGTCTAGCAGAGCTGCGTAAGGCGTGCCTGTTACCGAAGGATCGGTTAGGTTGTCCTGGTCGTAGCCTGTCGAGAAGCTTAGCGGGTATTCTGAGCCGGTCGAGTCTATCAGCTTAAACGAGTTAACATCCCAAGGGGAATCAAAATCAGCCGGCAAGTCTATAGACGAGTCGCTAGCTACTAGCGCCCCTGTGGTAGTCTTTTCTAAGAAGGACCATTTATGGTCCTCGTAGAGCCGGTCGAGTATGTTCGATAGCCACACGTCCGCGTCATCGGCCAACGTCTCGTTGCCTAGGCGCTTAAGGGCCTGTGAGATAAGCTCTGTAGACGTAAGGGCGCTCATTAGACCTTTTCACACCGCAAGGAGACGAGCTCGTAACCTTCGGCCTTGAACTCCTCCGCCTTCTCTTTAAGACGCTCGATCGCTACTAGCTTCTGCGCTTCGCACGCTTCGATCGAATCAAAAGGCATTCCGGCTGCGCCGAACTGTCCCATTACTAAGTAAACGATAACTAGATAAATCATGCTTCTACGTCCTTTGGGCTGTAGCAGAAGGCGCTAACAACTTCTAGCTGCCTGCCGCTTTCTTTTAGTAACTTAACTGTCTTCTTAGTAGCCTGCTCGCATTCCCGCACAGTCTTAAACTTCTCTGTTAGGGCTACCGCGTCGCTGCTGCTCCAAGGCCATCCGTCTGCCATGCTGAAGAGTATCAGGATAACCCCTAGTACTGGCATGTTAGCCTCTAACGAATAGCTGAGCGAAAGCCGCGATAACAGCGGCCCATAGAGTCCGGACGTGCCAGACACGCTTAGATTCTGTCTGCTCTAGCCGGTCTACCCTAGTGAGCAGCCCTGGCCGGCCGTTGTCCTGCAAACAGCTTAATACCTTAGCTATCTCGCCCTTAATCTCTTCGCGGTACTCTTTAGTCTGCTGGATATGGTCGTCTAGTCTGCGGTCAATCGAGCTTAGCGTTACCTTTGAGGCCACGGCTTAGCTCCTCTTACCACGCCTGCTAGCTATGACGATAAAAGCTAGATCGCTTGAGCCTCCGGCAGAAGCGCCGGAGAATTGCAGGGCGTCAAAGCCCATGTCTGCCGCTGTGACTGTCTTGAAGCCGGTCGTATTCGAGAAGGCTACAGCCGTAGGCAGTCCTGTAAACGTCCCGCCCATGCCTCCGTTACTAACCTGCACGGTCTGAACGGACGAGTTAGGCGTCCCGGTGAGCTGGATCGTGATACAATCGTACTCGCTAAGTCTCTCTGCTACTGGTAACGCCCCGTCTGCCCCTAGCGTGCCTTTGATAACCCGCATATTGGGGGTAACCATCGTGTCGCTAGTAATTGCTTTTGCTGTGTTTGCCATCTCTGGTTTATCCTTATCTTTTGGTGGTTTTGGCGGCTTAGGGGGCTTAGGCGGTTTCTCTGGCTTACTTGGTTTCCCCGGTTTCGTAGACGCTGGCTGGGTCAATGCCGGCCATCGACGGATCGAGCCCAAGGTCTGACAAGTTCTTACCAGTACGCTTCTTAACGTCCTCATTCAGGGCTCTCATACGCGCGTCGAGGGCTCGGCCTATCTTAGTAAGCTCCATGCCTAACTCTTCTTGCGTAGCGCCTTCCGGAAGGTTCGTACTAATAGAAACGACTTCCCCTAGCTGGCTGGTCTGTTTGTTAAACTGAATTAAGTATCCTGGTTTCTTCTCTTCGCTCATTGTCCCTCTCCTTATATTGGAATGACTTTAAGGTGTTTTATTGGTATCGGTGCAACCCTTGGCTGTAGCTGAGGATTGTCATACCAAAAGTTAAGGTCTTCTCCATGAAACGGCTTGCCGTCCGCATGGAACTCATACTTCAAGGGGATGTCTCCGTAGTAGAAGCCTAAGCCGGCCATAGGGATACGGTCGTATGGCTTTACCTTCTTGAAGTCCTCTACGCTCATCATGTCGCCTGCTTCGTTACATAAGCAGACTTGGTTATTCTTAGTACGGTAGGGGGCTACTATGTTCCAGCCGTTCTTATCCGCTATCTTCATAGCGTCAAATAACGTGTCTGAATCCTGTACTAGAATATCGTCGTCAATCAGAATGCCTCGTACTACGTCCTGGTCGACGTACTTACGGGCCTCTAGGAAACTGTTAGTTCTTACCCGGGCATATCCCACGCAGCTAGCGTGTACGTAAAGGGGCAGTCTTCCGCTTGCAAAGATAGTATTGAAGATAACTGCGACGGATCTAGCGACCGCCCCTTGCTCGTCTCTGGTAGGGCATATCACGGGAACCTTAGCAACGCCTTTGACTATTCCAGGCATCCCCATGATTAGTACGACCCTACAACTCTGTTGATCTTATTGCTTCTAAAGATTCCTTGCTCATAGTTGTTGTGTGTAACTTCCTGCCACTTTAGGCGGTCGGCTATACACTGGGAAACTACTACCTTGCCTGTGTACCGGACTTCGTTAATAGAGAAGCCCTTACCGTTCTTCACGATATGTTCAACAAAGTAACAAGGCTCGTCCCACTCTTCCGTCTCGTTCTCTTTGTGGTGATAATGAGCAATCTCCCCAACCTTACCGATGGCCCTAGGTTGTACGTTCTTACGAACTACGTTCTTTCGGCCTTCTTCCTTCGGGGCGATTTCCTCGCCGTCTTCGACTTCAAACATTCGGGAGCTCCCTTTTGTTTTATATAGGCCGGGGATTACGCTCCCCGGCTAGCGGTTAGAGGTTAGTTAATTTAGTACGCTGAACCTGACTCGATGCGTTGCACCCAGTCCCCGTTAAGAACAACGGCCTTGAAAGAACCCTTCAAGCTGATCTTTCGGCGTTGTGCTGCCGGGTCACTGTCGGAAGGCTTACCGTCTGTCATAAGCACGCGAAGGCTGTCCCCGCTAAGCTTAACCATACCGTAAGATTCCTTACCGATAGCGTATGACGTATGCACGGTCACGCTCGATGCAGGATCTTCCTGCGGTCGCTGTGCTGTGTCGTCACTTGTGGTAAACGCAGACACGGCAACGGCGGAGGCGCCGGCTGCCACATTAGCAGTATGGAGCTGCGAAGCTGCCACGGTGCTAGTGTTGTTGGCGTTAGCAACGTAGATGTTATAGACGTAGCCGGTTGTAGTCGGCACGGTCACGTTAACACCTTCTGCTGTTGTCACGGTCGTAGCTTTAACAGCGTAGACTTTCTCAACGAGACCTGTAGTAGCGTTAACCGCTTCAAGTCGGACGTTGACTGTCTCACCGTCACTAAACGAGTTAGTGATAGTGGCTGCTGCTACGGTCCAGTCACCTGCTGTACCAAGAGTAATCTTGGGGATAAAGTTCGAGACTTGAACGTCGAAGCCCAAGTACGAACCAACCATGTTGTTGAAGATCGCTGTAGCCTGTGAAAGCTCGTGCGCGTTCAAGAACTTATCTTCACCAGAGATGTCTTGTGACACTTCCGGATCGCAGATAAACACAAAGTTCTTGCCGAAGCGTCGAGCACCGTTACGGCTAAGGATCGCCCACAGTTTCCGCATTTCGGAAGCTGTCACCACGTCCGTATTAGTAAGACCACTACGGGCTGTGTTGGAGCCTGCGACTGCGTTAGCGAAAACAACATCAGAATCCGCCATAAGCGCCTTCTGAATTTCGCGGTCTACCAGTTCTGCCTCTGCCAAACCGAGCAGGTCTGTCACGATCGGGATAAGAGGATGCTTAATTGTCAAAACTGCCAAGTCGGTAAGTTCGACAACTAGAATCCACTGGTCGGTAATCGCTGTAACCTTCTCAACCGAGAGAGCGATACTCGAAGGAGTTGTACCTTCGGTAGCCGCAATCATCGGAAGCGCCACACGGGGGTAACGCGAGAATTGGCAAGTCGTACCCATGTGCTGAGGAAGAGGAGCCATAAGCGCGTGCTGCGCAAAGACTACGTTTTTCTCAGCTATGTCTAAGAGCTCGTCACGGATGTATAAGGATACATCATCTGCGAGCGTAGTTGTTGATGTCTGAGCCATTGTAAAATCTCCTAAGAATTATGAACCTTAGAAGACTAGAATTTAGCGTTAGCTAAGTAATCCTTAACCTTGCCTCGTTCTTCAGGAGTTACACGCTCGCCTCTTCGCATTCTTGCAAGTATCGCCTCTGCGCCTGCTGCGCCGGCTAACGGCTTACGCTCTGGCGCTCCTACCCCGCCTCTAGTAGCTTGGACTTCGAGCTGTCTCTTAGCCTCTTCCTTGACTTGGGTAGTCTTCTTAGTCTTACGGCTTTTCTGCTTCTCGGTAGCTGTCTCTAGCCCTTGGGCGTAAAGAAAAGCGTCGACACGAGAGAGATACTTACCGTAGACGTTAGCGGCCTGCTGCCGTACTTGTTCTACTTGCTGAAACACCCGGGCTTGATTATCGTCCTCAAGTAACTCCGGATGGTTCCGGCTTAGGTACAGCTCGAACTTAAGAGCGTCCTGGCCGTCCATAAGAGTAGCCACATGCTGTCCTAACGGATCTGTGACACTCTTCATGCGTCTAGAGAGTAGCGGATCTAACGTCTTGTCTAGTTCCGCGAGCTCGGCGGATAAGCTAGCTTCCTGCTGCTGCGCGGGAGCTGGCTGTTGCCTGCGCGAGAACTCTTCTAGGAGCCTAGAGTTTTGCTCTAGGTAGCGATTGCGTTCCTCCTGGCGAGCGAGTTGGTCTTGTAGTGCTTGAGCCTTGCTCTGCCAGTCTTCTTGTGGCGTAGGGGACGAGCCCGCCTCTACCTCTTCGGTAGTGTTTTCCGTCGTTTGTTGGTCTTCAGCCCCGTCTTGAATTTGGCTGTCAACCTGGAAGTCATCTGCTGCCATAATTCTCCCTTCTGTTAACGTGTGAGCTAGCTAAATGGCGAAATGCTAGTTGCCACGAAATGAACCTTAGATTTGGTAGCGGATAAGGGAGTTGAACCCTTCATTCTCTAGCTTATGAGACTAGCTTGCCCACCGGGTCATGTATCCGCAGTAAAATTGGTGGACCGGGGGAGAATCGAACTCCCAACGCCACGGTGCAAGCGTGGAGTTATCCCGTTTAACTACCAGCCCTTATAGATGGTGCCGGCGAGAGGAATTGAACCCCCGACCTGAAGTTTACAAAACTCCTGCTCTGCGTACTGAGCTACACCGGCCTATTTACGGTTAAAGTAGATCGCGCCGGCTACTACGATAGCTAGGAATAATAAAGGCGGTATAATCTCCGCTACAAACATCCAAAACGCTAGTAAGTAGACCGACATTTTAGAGCTCTAAGCCCTTCTTAGCATCCCGCTTAAGGTCTCTAAGGCGCTTAGCTGGGTACTGCATGGCTTCTTTCATGCCGCTAGCCTTGCCTGCGAGCCAATCTCGGCCATCTGCCTTCTGACTAAGGGCTGCGCCCATAGTCGTAAAGGCCATATGCTGAAAACGAGCTGAAAATACTTCCCAAAACGGACTTCTTAGCCCCTCTTCGAGAATCTTAATCTCTTCTTCGTGGGAAAGTTCTTTAATATCCATTATTGGCCTGTATTTCCGCCTAAGAGGGACATAACGCCCGCCATAGCCTCGCCTTCGGTGTTACCTAGAGGCATCTCCTGCGGCCTAACCGGGCTAGAGCCTCCTACGGGGCCTCGATCGGCGCCTCCGGGGACTCCCGGCGCTGCCGGCGCCTGCTCCATTGCCTCTTGTGCCTTGGCTGCCTCGATTTGCTGCAATTCTTGCAGCCTAGCTTGATGGCTATGGATCAATTCCATCTTACGCATACGCGCTAGCGGGCTCTGGGGCATCGGCAAGGCCATATGAGCCTCGATATGTGCTAAGTGGAACTCAGCAGTCTCACCGCTAGCAGCTTCTACGCGCCTGCCGGCTGCGGTTAGCTCCTCTTCGAGCTCCGGCGCGATACCGGGTAAGCTAGTGGTGATGTCTTCTACGTACTTGCTAGAGTTATCAACGCCTATTCCGGCTGCGGTGTCTATCAAAAGGTCTTTATAGTTGATCCGGAAGCCCTGAGACTTAGCTAGCTCCGGTGGAATGCCTATAGCAATGTTAAGAAGATTGAGCATTTGCTGAGACTTGCTCATCTTCTCGCGTAGTCTCATGCTAGCAATCCAGCGAATATCCGTAGAAAGCACTAAATCTTGTGGTTCTACGATACGCTGGGTAAGAATAGCGCCGTCCGGTCCCATTTGCCGGATAACCATACCCTCGTCCATGAACTGATGCGCGGCAATCTCCGTCATCTTGAGCAGGGGCGTGAATACTTGGGCCTCTAGCTCCTCTACTTGGTCAATAACGGCTGAGTTAGCCGCTGCGCTAAGCTGAGAAACGCCTGTAGCCGTGCCTGCTGCGCGTCCTAGTCCCTCTCTGGGGTTCCCGCTGACTAGCGCGTTAGCCTTGGACTGCTCTTGAATGATATTGACGATGAACCGGACCATGTTTAGCCCTTCCATCGTCATCTGTGCAGGTGGACGCTCGAACTTGACTTGATCCGGCTTGAGCAGCCACTTAGCCATAGGCTCAATCTGGTACATATCCGGATCGTCTACGCCCTCCGGGTCCATGATAAGGATAGGGTTAAGCGTGTACGTGCCGGCGTCCATCGTCTGATTAACGAGATCGTTAACCATGTACTGCCACATCTCGCCGGCTTCGATGACGCCATGCCCGTAGAAATAGTCATGCTCGCGGAAGATTGCGCCAAACAGGTAAGGCGGAAGGCCAAACCACCAGGGATTTTCTTGTACCCGTAGAATCGTCTCGCCGGAGAACGTAACCCATACCCAAGCCTCGTCCTCGTCCTTCTCGGCGCCGGGTAAGCGGTAGCGTACCCATAAGTCTGTAATGTCTAATTCGTCGTCTGCAAGCTCGTCGCGGCCTGTCTCCTTGGACGTGTGCGAGTTAGCCCGCTTTAGCTCCTCTACGGCGGTCTGTCGGATGGAGATAGCCTTCTCTACTGCCTCCTCCTCGTACCAGCCCTTCTTAGCTTTCACGCGAAGCTTGTCGAAGGTAGTCGTCCCGTCCTCGAAGACCATACGCAGGCCGTCGTAGTCGGTCGCGGTCTCCGGCCACACATAGACGTGGGACATATCGACCACTTCTAGGCTAGGGCCGTAGCATTCGTACTGCTTGCGGGTCTTGATTTCTAAGCTACCGTCTTCACCACGCTCGCGGTATTTGACTTTCCGGCTGACTTCCTTCCAACCAAAGCGCAGGCAGCTAGTGCCAATCGTGTAGAGCTGGCGCAGGAACATGCTAACTTTGCCACGGATCTTAGCTTGATCTTCAAGTAAATGGCTATAGAAGGTAATCGCTATGTCTTTGAAGTCGTCTACGTCGGTTTCTACGCTAACGTAGGGGTCGCTAAGGATCGAATCTTTAGCAATTCTAGTAAGCGTGTCTACAGCGTCTCTTAGTACGCCTAGGAAAAGCTTACTGCGGCCTTCGTAGAAGGACTGGGTACGGCGCATGTTGTAAACATCGCGGTAGCGTTCCCAGTCGGACTCAACTTTAGAGCGTCGGTTGTCGCGTGCGGTCTTAACTTGCGCGAGAAGCGGCTTAATACCGTCTAGTACGCGCTGGTCTTTAGCGTAGTTCTTAAGCTCAACGGGCTCGACGCCGATAATCGGCGCCTGCGGTTCAGCTTGTTCGTAAGGAGTCGGCATTACTGCTTAAGCTCCCTGATAAGCACGAACATCTGTTTAAGTTCCGGCACGACGGCTAGGAGCTCGCTGGACTTAAGCTCGGGGATGTTAAGCCCGTCGCCTACCCTAGCAAGGATGTCTACTAGGGCGCTCTCGTTATCCACACCATCTGTCCGTATCGCCTTGATAAGCGAAAGGACTGCAACGATCATGCGGATATAAATTATAGTCTGTGCCATCTCTAGTCCTCTCGTCTCAGTCGTAGGTAACGGTAAATCGCCCAGCCTATCGCCTGCCAACTGGCGCCTAAGCTGAGCATATCTCTTACTAGCACGCATAAATCACGTAACACCTTAGTCTTTATGAGGCGTGTTGTACCCCTCAACTCCTTGCGCTACCCGCTTAGCGGTGCGGTTCCGTAACCACATACACGCCTCTTCTAGCTTAGTAAGTGCGATAGCATTATCGCGGCACGCAAACGGCCCCTTCTGGAAGCCTTCTAAACGCTCGATAAGCGTAGTAATAACCGCGTCCATAGTAGTTCCGTTAACGCCCACTTCTTTAACTGGACCAAGCTGGAACTTAATTGTCTGGAAAGGCTTTTCTACTAAAGCTGAGCTGCCGGCGATCTCTTCTTGTGTAGGCATTTAGTCTCCAAAATACTGGTTAGTACAGAATTGCTCCCAGAAGTGCTCCGGGTCTCTAGGCGGCGTGCTCGACATAATCAAGCGCCCGCCGTTCTCTAAGGTCGGTCGTAAAGCCGCGTACATGTTGCGGCATTCTCGATCGTCACATTCGCCTACTTCGTCCCAGTAGACTAAGCTTAGCGTCTCACCACGTCCGGGGTTGCCGTTCTGCGGGAAAGCTTCGATCGTGCTATGCGGGCCGTCCACGTGCTCGACTATCATCCGTAGGATAATACCCTTCTTGCCCCGATAAAACTTGACTGTAGGTAAAGCTATCAGCCAGTGCGCCGGTAGGTTATCGTAGATCGTCTTAATCCGGCCTATGAGCTTGCCGGCGTCTTCTTCCTTAAGGGAGATAAGGGCTATAACAGAACCGGGCTTAAATAAGGCTTCCCACAGGCATACGATGCACATAATCCAAGTGACTAGCATCTGCCGTGACTTATAGACGGCTAGACGGTCTAACTTGGAGCCAAGCTTAAGCAGCTTGCTTATATACTTCTTATGGACCGGGAAAGGCACGATTCTTTCGCCTTTGGCGTGCGAATCGTGGGTTTTGACAAACTGAGCAAAGAAAAGGATGTCTTCGCCCGCGTAGTAAAGTTGCTCGGCTATGATCCCTAGGGCTTCGTCTCGATCAATCCCCTCTAGGCTTTCGTAGGCTGGCATACTTGCTTTTTCTTACGCTGGTCTTTCGTT